TTCCCGCTGCTTGTTGGATATCGCGTACATTGCTATTTGATTAAAAACCGCCGCGTTCCCGGAACGAAAACCATATACTGCCGAGACATGTCGGGGTTTTCCGAACAAAACGCCTTACTGTCGAACTTCTCGCTGTCTTTAGAGGCTTTCCACGTCGCGAGCGTTTGCCCGCCGTATGATAATGCCTCTGCATCACCGAACGCCATTTTGATAGTATCCTCCAAAGCGTCTTTTCGTTCTTCGAGCGCCTTTATGCTTTCTTTCAGCGCTTTCAACTCTGTGTATGCTTTGAGAATCTCATCAGTAGCTTCGGCGATTTTTCCGTCTGTGTGCCTTGAATATTTTTTGACAACATCCTCAACGCTTATCGCTTCCGGCTCCGCGCCTCCAATAATATTGTCGCGCCAAAAACGCTCTACTTCTTCGCTTATCCATCCAAAGAAATCAGGAACGAAAACTAAATCTTTGTAGTAGAATTCACGTCCGGCAGAAAGCCAAGCCAAAGAGCCTTGTTCAAATTCAGCAACGCCTAATTGATATTGAACCTGAACGAACCAATGTTTTGGCAAATCTTCTGGGTCGATTGCCTTCTGGGTTGTTTTAATCTCCAATATGCCTTTATTAGCGTTGTTTCGCGGCCTGTCTGGCAACCAAAACGTCCGGTCGGGCGATACCCTTAAAAACTCCCTTTCCTTGTTGACATAAAGCCAATCGCCCGCAGACGCTTTGATAACTTCGCGGCCTGTTTCATCAGACCAGAAACGCGATACTGCATCTTCCAAGTAATGTCCTGCCTTCATCGCGAATGTTTCTTCTTTTGCTCCGTCCATTCCTTTTTTACGCCGCCATAATTGATACGGCGTTTCAAAAGGATTTAATCCCAAAATACTTGCTACTTCGGAACTACCTATGCCGCTTTTGCGGCGTTCAAGCCATTCGGCTTTGTCTTTCGGTCTTATAATCGTCACGCTCATGGCAATGTTATTTAAGATTGTTCTTTTTGCGTTTTTCCATTTATGGCCACCGGTGATGCTTCAACTACTTCGCCTGTTTCAGCGTCTACACACACAGTATCCTCATAGACGATATCCTCTATCTTCGCCTGTCCGTTTTGAAAATTTTCAGGCTTTAATACGGCCTCGTCCGTCGCGATTGCTTCGGCCTGGTCAATGTTAAGAGGCAGATACTTTGAAAGTTGTTTCAAAGCCTTTGCCTTAGACATTGCTTCGTAATCTGTTGCCCATGCACCCGCAGGCACACCCTTTTGCATAGGACTGCGCATTCGTAAACGCTCAACGTCTTTTTTACTTAACACAACAAAATTATAGCCACCGTCGATAAAATGACAAACGGCGTAAACGTGAGTCAGCGGCTTCGCGGAGTCGAATTTTGGCTCGTGATACAAATGCGGATTAAGTCCGAACGTCGCAGTGAAAATATCCCCTTCGCGCACAACTTCGGCGTAAACCATTTTAATTCTTCCGCTACGACGTGCGAGTTCGATATAACCCTTGTAGCCGATTTGGAATTGTACATTTTTTCCGTAGGGTACAAAATAACAATAACCGAGAGCGTCGACCGGTGGAAAGCCAAGTATGCTCGCTTGCATAATCGACCCGAGCAAACTTGCAGGAGTGCATTTGGCGATTTCCGGATTTCGATGTATTGTTGTTGCAGCCATTTGCAACACCCTGTCCGCTGTCAGGTGCTTAGGCAGCACCTGCGTAATACGTTCGCTCATACCTGACAGGTATTGAGCAATTTCACTTTGATTAAGCCCTATTAAAGAGCCAGACTGGGAAACTCTCTGTGGAATTGTCAGTTTCCCGTTTCCATTCGCCGGAGCGGTTGCTTGTTGCATCGCTCCTGAAACTTTTTCAAAATTATTCATATACAGTTTATTTTTTCGCGCTCTTACTGCTTTGCGCATTGCATTGTTGGCGGGCGGGAATCGAACCCGCCGTAACCGTTCCGCCATATCAGCCGCTACTTCCGTTTTCCGAATAACTCCAAAGCGAGCGGCGCGTCGCAAACAATCTTACGCCCCACCTGCCGGATAGCCGGCTCAATCCACCCCTGTTTGCGATATACCCACACCGCCGTTTTCGACACGCCGAGAAGATTCGCAATTCCGGGAATGCCATAAACGTACTTTTCCTTGTGCTCGAACGTCACATGTGATTCCGCAGGCTTCATGCTATCCTTGACAAAATCAAGCAATTCCCCGACTGTCAGTTGCCAAACAGGCGTGTTTAAGTCCTTATTCATTGTCTTTGATTTTTAAGTTCGTTTTTAAAAAGTAAGTTGCCACCAAGAGGCTAAACAAAAAAATTAATGGAATCCAATTTGGATTGTATTCGTTGGCGCTCATCGCCAAGCACGAAAACGAAATTAGCCACCAAACGACAATGGCAATCTGGGAGCTTGACAGGCCGTACAGGCCGAGTTCTTTCAGAAACGTTTTCATGATTCAGCTCCTTCCTTGAATAACAGATGTTGTGCGCGACTTCTTTCGCGGCGTATGCGTATCCTTTGACGGATACGGACACTGCGATTTTGCAATTTATCGCCAAGCCAAGCGTGGCGACTTCCGAATAGTGTCCGATCAAGGTGCGGACACGTACCGTTGCTGCGAACAAGCCGGCGCAACGTCTTAAATTCCCTTTCGGTAGCCAAGTGTTCGGCTACAGCCCACGATAAATAATTTAATGTAGCCGAGTAGGCGACGGCTACGATGTCATTTTTCTTCATACTTTTATTTCTCCTGATTTAATACGTTTCTCAACACGCTTACGGATCGACCATACTGTCGATTCTGCCCCCAGATCGTATTTTTCTATTAAATACCTCATCACAGCCATAGCCATTGCGCCTTCCACGCTCATAAGCTCCTGATATTCTTTATAGATTTCCAAGTCCTGCGCTTCTTTGCGCAGTCTCCATTTTGTTTTTAAAATTTTTTCTTCCATAAATTTGTACTTTAATTTTTATTGCTTATTTTTGCACTTATTTTTGTCACAAACGCGGGTGCAAAGATACAAACATTTTGTTGGATATTACAAACAAAATGTTTGATTTTTTTATGTTATTAAACATATTTTTAAAATAAATTCGTATATGTCTGAAAATGAAAGATTTAAAAAATTAATATTTTATTTAGTTTCAAACAAAAAAGTTAGAAATCAACAACAATTTGCCGAAGAAATAGGATTCGATAAATCAACCGTGTCGCAAACCAAAAGCGGTAAGGTTGAAATATCTAATAATATGTTTGAAAAAATAAGGGCTACTTACCCTTATATATCTATAGACTGGCTAAAAACGGGCGTTGGTGAAATGATCGCAGATTTTTCAAAAAACACGCCAATAATAATTGACAGCGAAGAGGATTATAGAAGGTTACATGATGCTGGCGTTCCGTTATTACCAGAAGTTGATTTCAGGTTTTCGGCAGGAAGTCTTGAAATATTTAACAATAAAGATTTTATAAAAAGGTATTGGTACTTGCCTGATTGCAGGGATTGTGATGGCGTGGCTCAAATAAGTGGAACGTCAATGATGCCAACATATCCTCCAGGATGCTGGGTGGCTTTAAAAAGGGTTGGATTTGACACGAACAACCCTAATACAATAAATTTTGGAAATGTTTTTGGAATAGTAATTCAAGACCATATAACGTATGATTATCATGGGCATATAAAGATTTTGCGCCGACACAAAGACGATTCAATGTCAAAACTTAAATGGATTGCTCGCTCTATTAACATTTCAGAATTCGATGATTTTGATATTCTAATAGAACACGTCAGGGGACTTTGGATTGTAAAACAGCACGTTGTTAGCGATGTAATGTTATGATTATTTGTGTATTAATAAATAAATTAAAATATTATGGACTTCAAGGACTCAGTAAAACAATTTGCCGATAGAGTTGAAAAGCTAAAAGGCAGTCTACAAACAGAAGAAGCTACAAAGAACGCTTTAGTCATGCCATTCCTACAAATGATGGGCTATGATGTGTTTAATCCGCTCGAAGTTGTTCCAGAGTACACCTGTGATGTAGGAACAAAAAAGGGCGAAAAAGTTGATTATGCAATAATGAAAGATGACTTGCCGGTTATGCTAATTGAATGCAAGCACTGGAAAGAGGATTTGAATTTGCACGATAATCAGTTGTTACGTTATTTCGCCGTTTCAAATGCGAAATTTGGAATTCTGACAAACGGAATAATTTACAGGTTTTACACCGACTTGGAAAAGCCAAATAAAATGGACGAAAAACCATTTCTTGAGGTTGACTTCGCGGACTTTAAAACGGCACAAACCGATGAGTTGAAAAAGTTTCATAAAGCATATTTTGACCTTGAAAATATTTTAAGTTCAGCGAGTGAATTAAAATACATGAACGAACTAAAAAGCATTATTATTAGCGAGTTTGCAAGTCCAAGCCCAGAATTTGTAAAAATTTTAGCAAAACAGGTATACGACGGTCAATTCACTGCCAAAATACTTGATCAATTTACTGGAT